TTTCTGGAATATGGCCATCAAGAAGCAGACTCAGAAGAGTCCGCAGAAGAGGACGAAGAATTCGAACGTTTCTAAGGGGGTCTACAATGACATTTTTTGATTATGAAAAAATCGTAGACCAACTACGCAAGAATGTTCTTGAGGTTACTTTCACAAAGGTAAACGGTGAGGAACGCATCATGGCATGCACACTACTCACTGAATACATGCCTGAACTCTCCGGAGATAAGGTGTCTCGTGTGGAAGCAAACTCTGCTAACCGATCTGTCGTTCGAGCATATTCGATTGACTCACAAGATTGGAGGTCTTTCCGTGTGGATAGCGTCTCCAACATTGAGGTAATCAATGGATGAGAGCACAGAAGAAAAATTTCTAACGAAAAAGTCTTTCTCTCAGATGATCGAAAACTTCGTGTACCAAAACAAGATGTCTTATATGGACAGTATTGTGCACCTATGCGAAAAGAACGGATTGGAGTTGGAGGATATCAAAAAGTATCTAACACCCACTATCGTTGAGCATCTTGAATCGGAAGCACGGCAATTAAACTTTTTGCCGAAGCAGAACACTCTGGACGTATAAATACATATGCCCTAGAGGTAATTCATACTTAAGTTTATATTTTAGTTTATACAAGGAACAATATTATGTCTTTTGCAAATCTCAAGTCCAGATCTATGGACATCTCTAAACTGGTCAGTGCGGCAACCGAAGCATCTGGTCAGGTCTCAAACACCAACAAATACCAAGACGACCGAAAGTGGAAACCGACTGTTGATGAACAGGGTAACGGTTACGCAGTCATTCGTTTCCTACCTGCGACCGAAGGTCAAGATCTTCCGTGGGTACGTTACTGGGATCACGCATTCAAGGGTCCAACTGGTCAGTGGTATATCGAACGATCTCTTACGACTCTAGGTCAGAACGATCCAGTCGGTGAGTTGAACTCACGTCTGTGGAACTCTGGCATCGAAGAGGACAAAGAGACTGCACGTCGACAGAAGCGTCGTCTGCACTACGTTACTAACATTCAAGTCATCAACGATCCTGCCAACCCTGCCAACAATGGCAAGGTATTCATCTACGAGTTCGGTAAGAAGATCTTCGACAAGATCATGGATCAGATGCAACCAGAATTCCCTGGAGAAGAACCTGTCAACCCATTTGATTTTTGGGGTGGAGCAGACTTCGAGTTGAAGATCCGCAATGTTGCTGGATACCGTAACTACGATAAGTCTGACTTCAAGACACCTGCTCCACTTGCTGGTGCCGATGAGACACAACTTGAAGCAATCTATAACACACTCTATGATCTGAATGAGTTTGTGGTACCTAATTATCCGAATGCACACGATCCTAACTGGTTTAAGTCTTACGACGATCTGAAGGCAAAACTAGAGACTGTACTGGGTCTTGCTACTGGTGCCGGTGCAACGTTGAAGAACGAAGCACTTGCTCAGACTGCAGAGGCGGCACCTTTCGCAACTGCAGATGAACCGACTGTTGTCTCCGCACCTGCTGCGGCACCAACTCCTGCGGTTGCCGCAGAAGAAGACGACACTCTTTCCTATTTTGCTCAGATGGCTGCGGAGGACTAATCAATGGATACTAACATGATTATTCTGATTCTTGCGGGTCTGGTTGCGTTTGGTCTGATCTATCGATCAGTATCAAGTAAACCAGAAAAGACTACGGGTGGTGGACGACCTACCACCCCAAGTCAACCAGACTTGGTCAACTTGTCTAAGGCACAGTTGATCGAGACTGCTGAGACTAAGGGCATTGTTGTCCGTAAGTCTTGGAGTAAGTCAAGAATCATGACTGAAATTGAAACACACTTGAAGTAAAAAAATAAGGGGACATTGAGTCCCCTTTTTACTATATGTGACTTGTTGCTGGATCGTGTGCGTCTGTTGCAGACGATGTGCCCAGTGACGGAGATCCACCACCCCCACCACCTGAGACAGTATTGTTCTGAGAGTTGTCCATGATGGTGACGTTACCAGCAGTTCTTGTTTTCTCTGCTTCAACCGCTGCTCTCTGTTCTGCTAACTGATCTGCTTTTGCAGTTCTTCCTCTAGTTGGTCTTGTCCTTGGGGTTTCAGGTTCATCATCCCCGATTCCGAAGAAACTTGCAACACCTGATCCTATAGAGGTTACCTTATCAGTGAACCAGTTTTTAATCTTTTCCCATATCCCGAACAGGTGGTCATATAGTTCCTGTCCAAGGTCTGAGAACATGTTGCCCTCTTTATCATCGAACAGAGATAGCATTGCCCTGAATGGGAACATGAGACCATCAAAGATCATTTCTCTGAAAGAGAACGACGCAAGTTTCTCTTTAAAATCGTCGAACCCAAACATCCCAGCAATCCACCCAACCAACATTTTACCTAGATCAAGTAGACCACCTACGAGTCCTGATACGGCACCTGCTAAGAAACCATTGATAGCACCAATAAATTTAACAAAGAAGTTACCTTCGGTGGAGGTGAATCCTTTAATCGCACCCATAACAGCATCGATCATTCCAAAGATTACCATAGTGATAGGACCAGCAAGGAATCTTCCTAGTGCCCCAAATGCTTTAAAAATACTTGCGATAGGACTGAATACATTTTTGATATGCTGTATGAATGAAACACTTTTTCGTGCCGTATCACCTGCACCGAATATTTGGTTAATTACTTGGGCACCTTTACGGAAAGGTTCTGCTAGATCCCTAATGAATTGTGGGACGACAATGAAGGATCTAACGAAGGCACCTGCAGCCTTGACCGATGATACTATAGTCTGTCCGAGTGCACGTGTAACCTCTACTGCAGATCTTAGTCGTTGTCCTATACTAGTAAAGAAATTGCGGATTGACTGCATAGCATCGGAAACTGCACCGACTGCTCTCCTTGTCTTGTCAGAGTCTTTTATTGCCTTAAAGAAGTTCTTCGGGTATGAGAATACTTTACCCAAACTGTGCATTATCTTTTCGAGACTATTCAATCGTCGGAACGTTCCGTTTGCACTACGAGCAACACTATTAAATCCCTTCACACCATCATCGAATGCGGTTGCTAGATTTTTAATAGATCGATTCAAAAATTTGAATGCTCGGGTGTTTGCAAGTCTATCGGCAATCCCATTGAACACGGTTTTCAGAAGGGTGAACGGTCGAGTGAGGACTTTAAGCAATCCCCCCACAATCTTCTTTACATTAGATGCCCAGAACTTAATTGAATCACCAACACCCTGAACGAGACCCACAAGCAGACCCCCTGCCATAGCAAGGAGTGCACCGATAGTTCCCAAGAACCCACCTTCTTTCTTTGCGTCCTTAAATGCAGATCTTGCTGACGGACCCGTAGGAGCATTATTTTGGTTCTGTCGTTCCTCTGCTCTGCGTAGGCGTTCCTCATTCCGAGCACGTTCCTGTGCTCGAAAGTAGTTTTCAAAACCTCTATTCAACTCACCCAGACGTTCGATGATCGTTTGATCACGTCGTTCACCGTCTTCGTTCTGTTGTCTGATAGAGTTTGCTACATCTGTCAGTGTTGATTCGGCCATTTATATTACCCGTTATTATTTTGACTCTTCAATCTCTGCTCTTCTTCCTTCAGATGATTGTCTAGTAGTACTAGATAAATCTCCCTCTCCCACGGCATCATATGTTCGATGTCATACAATGAATAATTAAAGTGTTGCATCAATGCAAAATTCGTTTTGAAATGATTCACCAAGTCGTCATGTGAGAGGCAAACTAAAAAAAATCTTGTAGTCCCTCTAGTACTTGTTCATTCTCATGACCACACTCACACTTGAATTTTACCTCGTGTCTGAGTGATGGTATGTTCTGTATGAATTCACCGATCTTCTCGAACTGCGTACTAGTCATCGAGTCAATGAATTCACGAATCTCTTTCTTCGAAGAGTCCTTGACTGCGAACCGTTCCTCTTCTGTAAGGATAGCAACCATACAGTTCTCTAACATCTGGAACCCAAACTCTGCTTCAGTGATACCTTCTTTGAAGTTGGTCACAAAAGAGTTGAATGGTGGGTACTGCATCTCGACAGAGATGTCATCGGTGATCGGAATGATAGTGTCGATCTCTTCCACCTCTACTTTGACCTGCGAAAGGTCGATCGCAACTTCTGTCTTGATCTCGCATTCTTCGGACTGGCAAGGAAACATAATGTTCGAGATCTCACCTACAGACTTACTCCGGATCTGAGTGAACATGTACTCAACGTCGAACGTCGATAACTCACTGGACTTGATTGGTTCGTTAACACACGATACCACCGTGTCCACCATTGCTCGCATTGCTTGCTTCTGGTCTTGAGACTCGAATGCAGAGAGAAGAATCTTCTCTTCCTTGACCAAGTATGGTCTATATGTGACAAGTGTATTCGTTGACGGGATCGTCATCTCATACTTAAGGTTGTCATTCAGTTTTGGTAATGCCATAATTTATCCTATAATTTAAATGTACTTGCCCAAGTTCACGTTAAATTTAGCGTCAATGAAGTCTGATAGACTATCACGTTTGTCTTGCTTGACAGACCATCGAGTGAATGAGAACTGCACTGAGAACTCAACCAACTGATCTGCTTCATTTGCTAGAGGGATTGCATTAACTGCTGTAGGGAATGCGTCCTCTAACTCCACACTGTATATAGA